CAACCCGGACGTCTTAAAGATAGCACACAACAACGCCTTCGAGCGCACGGCCCTGGGCAAGCACGTCGGCCATTACCTCCCGCCGGAGGAATGGGACGACACCATGGTGCTGGCGGCCATGAACGGCCTGCCGATGAGCCTGGACGCTGCCGGTGCCGCGCTCCAGATAGAATATCAGAAAATCAAAGAAGGCACGACGCTCATTAACTACTTCTGCAAACCATGCAAGCCAACCATCACGAACAAGGGCCGCACCCGGAACCTGCCGGAGCACGCCCCGGACAAGTGGGAGCGCTTCGTGGAATATTGCCGCCGCGACGTTGTGGCCATGCGCCAGATATACAGAAGGCTGCAAGCCTTCCCGGTGACTGACTTCGAGCGCCAGGTCTGGAACCTGGACGCCCGCATCAATGAGCGCGGCGTGTTAGTTGACACCGAACTGGCCCAGGCGGCCATCGACGTGGACGCCTCATTCAAGGCTGAACACCTGGACGAAATGAAGCGCTTGACCGGGCTGGACAACCCGAACAGCGTGGCGCAGCTCAAAGCCTGGCTGGAGACCGTCGGCGTCACTTGTGAAAGTTTGAACAAGGAAGCCCTGGCGGAGTTAAAGAAAAACACCGCCGACCCGGTCATCCGCAGGGTGCTGGAGCTTCGGCAGCTGCTGGGCAAGACCAGCACGAAAAAATATGAAGCTATGACCTCAGCGGTCGGCAAGGATCACCGCGTCCGGGGGCTGCTCCAGTTCTACGGGGCGGGACGAACGGGGCGCTGGGCTGGCCGGCTGGTGCAGGTGCAGAACCTGCCACAGAACCACCTGGAAGACATCGGCCTGGTGCGCGAAGTGGTCAGAGCCAAGGACCTGGAGACGCTGGAGCTTGTATACGACAGCGTGCCGGACGTACTCAGCCAACTCATCCGCACGGCCTTCGTGGCCAAACCCGGCCACACCTTCCTGGTGAGTGACTACGCGGCCATTGAGGCGCGGGTCATCGCATACCTGGCAGGAGAGCGCTGGCGGATGGACGTCTTCGCAAAGGGCGGGGACATCTACTGCAGCTCAGCTTCTCAAATGTTCAAGGTGCCGGTCGAGAAGCACGGCGTCAACGGCCACCTGAGACAGAAGGGCAAAATTGCAGAGCTGGCCTGCGGCTATGGTGGAGGCATCGGGGCGCTGAAAGCCTTCGGCGCTGACAAGATGGGACTGAGCGAGGAAGAGATGCAAGACATCGTGACCCAGTGGCGACAAGCCAGCCCGACCATCCCACGCTTCTGGCGTGACACGGAGAACGCGGCCAAGAGAGCGCTGCAAAACCCTGGCAGGGTCTTCGCAATACCATGCGGGGTACAGTATAGGCGCGACCGCGATGCACTACGCTGCCGGCTGCCTTCTGGCAGGCTCCTGACCTACTGGGGCGCCAGACTTGACAACGACGGCAGCATCTGCTTCATGGGTCAGAACCAGACGACCCGGAAGTGGGAGAAGACAGAGACCTGGGGCGGGAAGCTGGTCGAGAATATCGTCCAGGCCGTGGCCCGTGACTGTCTGGCCGTGGCGCTGCTCCGGCTGGATGCCGCAGGGTATACCATCACCTTCCACGTACATGACGAAATCATCGCAGAGGCGCCGGAGGGCAGCCGCTGGGAGGATATGGCCGAGATAATGGGCCAGCCGATTGACTGGGCGCCGGGCCTGCTGCTCCGCGGTGACGGCTACGACACCCCGTTCTATATGAAAGATTAAGGAGGGCCGCGCGTATGTATTTATGCAGTTTATGCCAAAATAAAAAAATTTTCAAAGAGCACAACCTGGTCGAGACTGAGCTCATTCTTGACGAGACCGGTGCAGTCGCCTCCGCTTCTGACTCTTTCGTCGTATGCGAGACGATAATCTGCGGCCAGTGCGGTGCATCCTCAGAAGACGGCCACATCCTGAACCCGGAGACCCTGGAACCGATACCAGGAGGGCCGGCCGTATGAAATACAACTACATTATTAAAGAAATAGAGAAGCCGGCAGCGCTGGAGATGGTGAAAAAATATCACTACTCGAACGCGCTGCCAAGTATCAACAAGCATTTCCTGGGCTTCTACCTTGAAGGGGAGCTTGTCGGGGTGGTGACGCTGGGCTGGGGAACCAGGCCGCTGCATACCATCCGGCGGCTGTTCCCTTCCCTGGAGACTAAGGACTACTACGAAATAGGGCGGATGTGCATGACCGAAGAAATGCCACGGAACAGCGAGAGCCAGATGCTGTCCCAACTGGTCAAATGGGTGAAGCAGAACCTGCCCGAGATTAAGGTGCTTTTTACATGGGCCGACGGCATGATGGGCAAGCCTGGCTACGTGTACCAGGCCAGCAACTTCCTATATGCCGGGCATATTGTGACGGACTTCTACTTGAAGGACGGCGTCAAGATACACCCGAGGCAGACGCGGAAGCTGTTCGGCGCAGAAGACGACGCGCGGCTGTCTGTACGGCCTACGGTGGAACAGATGCAGGCCTTCGGGATTGAACACTACAAGGGCAAGCAGTTCCGCTACGTCTTCTTTCTTTGCAGCAAAGTGGAGAAGAAGCGACTCATGCGCGAGTGCACGGTGCAGCTGGGCAACTCATACCCGAAGGGCGACAGCCTCACCTGGCGCAGACAGACCGGCGCCAAGTCCTGGGAGGACAGTAACAAGCCAGCCTACCGGACCGACTTCTGCCGGGACAACGTGGTGGCCTTTGATTTTCCTAGAATACAAGAGAAGGAGGTGGAGCTTGAAGCATGGATGCTTTAAAACATGACAAAGAGCTGGACATCGCCACGGGCACCAGCCGCAAGACCAAGAAGTGGAAGAACAAGCCCTTCAAGTGGTCGGAGCTGCTGAGCCGCCTGGAGAATACCACCCGCACGCCGGAGACGGTGGCGGAGTTCAAGGCCATGAGCCGAGACCAGCAGAGCGACATCAAAGACGTGGGCGGCTTCGTCGGGGGCTACTGCAACAACGGCAGCCGGTCCGACGTCGCCTTCCGCTCCATCCTATGCCTAGACGCTGACTTCGCGGACGCGGAGTTGTGGCCGGACTGGGAGCTGTTATACGGCAAGGCCGCGGCGATATACAGCACACACAAACACACAACCAAAAAACCCCGCCTTCGTCTGGTGGTTCCGCTCAGCCGGAACGTGACGCCGGACGAATATCAGGCCATAGGCCGCCGAGTGGCTGACACGCTGGGCATGGACAAGTTCGACGACACCAGCTACCAGCCGCAGCGCATGATGTACTGGCCGAGTACGAGCCAGGACGGGGAGTATTTATTCAACTATACAGACGCCCCGCTGCTGGACCCGGACGAAGTCCTGGCCACATACCACAACTGGGCCGACGTTTCGAGCTGGCCAATGAGCAGCCGAGTGGCTGAGGCCGTGAAGAAGACAGCAGCCAAACAGACCGACCCGCTGGAGAAGGGCGGACTGGTTGGGGCCTTCTGCCGGGCGTTTACGATACAAGAAGCGATTGAGGCCTTCGTGCCTGCCTACGTTCCCTGCGATGAGCCGGGGCGCTACACATACACCGAAGGAAGCACGGCCGCCGGCGTGGTTATTTATGACGATAAATTCAGTTACAGCCACCACGCGACCGACCCGGCAAGTATGCAGCTATGCAACGCATGGGACCTGGTGAGGCTGCACAAGTTCGGAGCGCTTGACGCGGATGCCGACCCGGACAAGCCGGTGACATCGCGGCCGAGTTATAAGGCCATGAGCGAGCTGGCCACGAAGGACAAGCGCGTCAAGGTGCAGCTGCTGGCGGACCGTACAGCGGAAGCCGCGAGCGACTTCGAGGCAGAACCGGAGACCGGGGAAGACGCCGACGCTTGGAAGGAAAAGCTCAAGATCACAGAGAAGGGCGCCCTGGCTCAGACCATTGAGAACGTGGTGCTCATTCTACAGAACGACCAGCGCCTGGCCGGCTGTCTGGCCTTCGATGAAATGAACCACAACATCATCGTGAAGAAGTCCCTGCCCTGGCGAACCGTTGAGGGCGTCAGCCAGTGGATTGACAGCGACGACGCCGCCCTTCGGTATTTCCTGGAGAGGTTGTACGGTATAGGCGGCAAGGACCGCATCTTCGACGCGGTGAACGTGGTCGCACTGAAGCACAGCTTCCACCTGGTCCGCGACTACCTGAACGGCTGCACCTGGGACGGCGTGCCAAGAGTGGACACGCTGCTCATTGACTACCTGGGAGCAGAGGACAACGAGTACACCAGAGCGGTGACGCGCAAGGCGCTGGTCGCAGCGGTGGCCAGGGTATTCCGTCCGGGCGTCAAGTTTGATTATATGCTGACCATAAGAGGCCGGCAAGGCATCGGCAAGTCGACCATCTTCGCCAAACTGGGCGGGGAGTGGTTCAGCGATACCTTCACCACGATGCAGGGCAAGGATGCCTACGAGCAGGTGCAGGGCGTCTGGATCATGGAAGTGGGTGAGCTTGCCGGTATGAGGAAGGCCGAAGCCGAGACCATTAAGCTATACATAAGCAAGCAGGTGGACCGGTTCCGCCCGGCATACGGTCGAAGGCTCCAGGAGTTCCCGCGCCAGTGCATCTTCGTCGGCACGACGAACGAGACCCAGTTCCTGAGAGACACCACCGGGAACCGTCGCTTCTGGGTAGTCGATACACCGAACGACCCGACGCGCGACATCTGGCAGGAGCTGACCGCCGAAGAGGTTCGGCAGATATGGGCCGAAGCCGTGGAGTTATACAAGAAGGGCGAGAAGCTGTTCCTGCCGAGGAAGCTGGAAGAACTGGCCCGACAAGTCCAGGCCAGCTACGAGGAAGAGAACCCGAAGGCCGGCATCGTGACGGAATACCTAGAGCGACTGCTGCCGCCTGGCTGGGACAATATGGACATATATGCACGCCGTCAGTGGCTTGAAACTGACACCCAGGGAACGGAGCAGCGGACGACCGTCTGCACCCTGGAGATAT